CGCTTGCTACTAAAGACGAGCTCGCCGACGTTAACACAAAGTTCGTGAATATACTAGATGTTCTTTCGCAGATTACTATAAAAATAACTGAAGCGACCGATAGAATCACCGCCCTAGAATCGTCATCATCTGCCTAGGAATATTTTGATTTAGCCGATATGACCTCATTATTAGACATATCCTTTTCGTATTTATATATATTTATGGTATTATTTAGTATCTCATTATTTTTCATTATAGAATATCCTTTACACTTCTTTAAACCGTTTAAGGCAGCGCACATATATTCTTTCGCCTTCTTGTAATCCTTGTAATTTAAATAGATGATTCCCATAAGGTTTTGAATATCCACTGAAGGGATATTATGAGACTCACCATATATCTTTTCGGCATCCTTAATTTCGCCTTCCGTTATATCCTTCTTGTCAGCCAATCGCTTGAGCGCTATGTAATTGTTGTTTAAAAAAAGATAATTATTGGGATTGACAGACGTCGGGTGTATTCCCAACTTGGAACCCTCAATAAACGTAATCCTATTATAAGAAAGCGCCTTGTAATTATTATCTTTTACGAACTTTGATAAGGTCAGTTTAATATTCAACTTGAATGTATTCGTCGCCTCATAGAGTTTCTCGCACAACTGCCTACTTTTTATAATATAGCACGCTTTAGAGATGATAATGTTGTATAATTTATTGATATCTAAAAACTTCTCGGGATTATCTACGATATTTAAACACGTAAAAAGGATGTCCCAATCGTCCTCTGGATTTAAATCGCCAATTAACTCCACGATATTATTGATATAATCCTTCAATACGACAATGTCGTCCTCCATAATTAAATTCATTACTGTGCCGTCGTCCGCAGCTGTCGTCGCCGCGTCGTCTAGAATCAATTTATAGATATATCTGTGCTTTTCAAAGTTGGATATTTGGCATACGTTCAATGGCATTATTAAATCGTTGTATATGCTATTGTCGCCGAACTTATCGTAATTAACACGGGCATTGAAGGTGGCTATATGCGTATTCACATAGTCCTTGCCCGGTTCTGTGACGATATGTATTTTAGCCTCTATGTTCTTCTGCTGGCATATCTCTTTTATCAGGGTGATGGCGCTATTTATCGTGGAACGCCTATTCTCTAATTCTTCGCTATATACGAGATAAACGTTAAGTTTGGAGAGTTTAGACATATTTATTTATAAATACTCTGTAGCTTTTATATATATATTTACGGATATGAATCTTCTATAATAAAAAATGATGAACTACTATTCAGTAACAGAGTAACAGAGTAGAAGCGTAACAGAGTAGAAGCGTAACAGAGTAACAGAGTAACAGAGTAACAGCGACGTATAGAATGGACGAACAAACCTATAGTAAATCAGGGTTTTGCCTACATAAATACTGTGTACTACTTGATATTACCATACGTAATATATTATTAAGGAAAGAAAAGGATGTACTTACATACGACATTTTAGATACTGAAAAATCTACAACAAATAAATTGATAATATTGAAAGAAAAGCAAAGACAAATGAAAGTAGGTGAAATATGGCAAGAGGTATTAGGCAATTACAAGGATTGTGTTAATTTAAAAATAGGACACGAGTCTGGTTTAGACATATTATCTCATACTAGGAAATTTGCTATAGAACTTAAAAACAGAACAAATACCGACAATTATTCTTCTAAAAAAGCAAACTTTGATAAATTACAAAGGTTTAAATTGGCTAATCCAGATTATGTATGTATTTATGCTAATATAAATGCGGAGAGCAAGGAAAAAACATTAAAAGGGTCTAGTAAAAAAGTATTACATAACAGCTTTGAGATAGAACATCAAATAGGATATATGTTTATTAAGTTTATTTTATGCGATGATACGGATTTTATAATAGATTTTGTCAAACGTACAATAGATAAATATACATAGCATATACATAGCATATACATAGCATATACATAGGATATATGTTTATTAAGTTTATTTTATGCGATGATACGGATTTTATAATAGATTTTGTCAAACGTACAATAGATAAATATACATAGCATATACATAGCATATACATAGCATATACATAGCAATTATAGTAGTTTAAGCAAAGATTCGCCCATATATCTAGCAAGTTCTACAGGAACGGCATTGCCAATTTGCTTGTATTGCGATGTTATACTTCCAATAAAGTTATAACTATCTTCAAATGTTTGAATCCTTGCGTATTCCCTTATTGCCAAAGGTCTTTCTTCTAACGGATGGCATCTTTCAGTTTGTTTTTGCGACGGCGTACATAACAAAGTCAAGGATGGTTTTTCCATTGACAACCTATATAATATTCCTCGTTTTCCACCGCCTGAATAATAGCTATTTCCCAAGTATTCCTTCTGTAATGATTCAGGAAGATTAACCCAGCAACCGCCCTGTGGTATCATTTTAAATAACCTTATCTTTTCGTCATTATACTTCGCACAATTAGATGGAGGGACATCAACCAAAACATCTTTTAATACTAGAGTCTTTATACTTTCGTTAGGAAAATGAAAGGGACGCGTTATACTTTTTATTACACCCACGATAAATACTCTCTCTCTCTTTTGCGGAACATCATATTTAGAGGCGTCTAAACATTTATAGCTAATATTATATAGGTCGTGTTTATTTAAAGAGCTTATGATTTTCTCTATCGTCTTACCTTCGTCGTGTGTTAATAGACCCTTAACGTTTTCTATCATAAAAACTTTCGGTCTTATCAAGCTTAAAATATCACTAAACGTAAGCATTAGATCACCACGTGGGTCATCAAGGCCTTTTCTTAAACCTGCGTGGGAAAATGATTGGCAAGGTACCCCTCCAGTTAATAAATCAATGTTGTCAATAAATGGCGAATAATCTATTTTATCCATAGAAGCGCATACAACATTCGCATCAGGGTGATTATGTCTCAACGTTTTACAACAGTCGCTATTGTTATCATTTAATAAAACGGGGCTAAACCCTGATTTAATTAACCCAGAGCTTAATCCTCCACCACCCGCGCATACTTCTATAAATGTATAACGAGGAGCCTGTTGAGGAGCCTGTTGAGGAGCCTGTTGAGGAGCCTGTTGAGGAGCCTGTTGAGGAGCCTGTTTTGATTTAATAAGCTCTTGTAATTGTTGCTTGTTTTTTGAACTACATATCGTAATACCTAGGTCTTTACACATATCTAATAATTCATTTTTAGTCAATTTTAGAATATCCATAGATATACTATGTTGATTGTAATGTATATACTATTATAAAATCAATTTTTTATGTATCTTCTATAATAATTATAATAAATGACTTCTGTATATAAAATAATATATATACAAATATAGTATATATCCCGCTTAACCCCCCCGCTCAACATTACGATGAATGAAGATATCATATATGAATACGAGAAGAATAGCAGGATTGTGGTAATCGGGGATATTCACGGTGATATAAGGCGATTTAAGGATATCCTCATAGACGCGAAGGTAATAAATAAGGACATTGTGTGGATAGCCGACCCACCGAATACCATAGTAGTCCAAATGGGCGACCAGGTGGATAGTATTAACAGGGATCCAACACTAGAGGACTGGGAGGTTCTTCCCGACGTAGAGATGATATATTTTACGAATCTGTTAAATAAGATGGCGTTGTCTAAAGGAGGCCGTGTAATATCCTTGATAGGTAATCACGAATTGATGAATATCATTGGTAACTATTCGTATGTATCCCGCAACAGCCTAAACAATAATAATCGCAGCGATTTATTTAAACCAGGCGGTTCGCTATCTGCGATATTATCACAGCGCCCCATCATAGTTAAAATAGGTGGCTTCTTATTCTGTCACGCAGGATTAACACAAGACCATTTAAATATACTTAAAAAATACGACAAGGACGTATCGTATATCAATACGATATGGAAGAACTTCATTAAAACGAATGCGATTCTCCTTGAGGACAAGGAGATTTTTGAAAATATAATACTTGGCAATGATGGTATATTATGGACGAGGGATTTAAATGATGCGGAAGGTGTAATGAAGATGCTTGATAGCATAGACTGTCTCTATATGTTTGTAGGACATACGGTGGTAGAACACGTAAAACTGATAAACCACCGTATATGGTACACCGATACGGGTATATCAAGGTCATTCGGGAATACGGCATTTCAATACATTGATATTGTTGATAATAACCTTAGTATCAAAAACGTATCCTATACACGAGGTAAAAAATGATTACGGTCTAGCATATAAATATATAGAGAGATACTATAGCATAGCATAACATAGCATAACATAACATAGCATAGCATAGCTATGGATACTTACGCATTTGATACGCTTATGGAACGTAAGACGAAAGAGATTCTTGCCTTATACGAGGATAAGGCTGTAGCCGCTAGCGCGAAGGCAGCTACAAAAAATAAAAAAGTGATAGCAGACCCTTCTGCTTTAGACTTTAATAGTAAGAAGTTGATAGGTAGAATAAATGCCGCACTTGACAAGAAGCTCAAAGGTTCCGCAGCATATAAAAAGAAGTGCGAAGAAGAATTGTCTAATATTACATCATAACCATAAGAGTAACGCTAGTAACGCTAGTAACGCTAGTAACGCCAGTAATACTTCGTATAAAGCATACGACTCCTACAAAGCATATAAATACAAAACGCATATTACATATAATAACGTATATACTTCAGTATCGTCAATATCGTCTTTTATGACGTCACTCACGTCACTCACGTCACAAGTACCAAATGTATCTCCTATAAATGCCAATAATAATCCTATTGACATTACCAAGGAAATTGACATTTGTCTTTTAGATTACATAGGTAATACTGATATTAGAGAGACGCCAGATAATGACTTTAAGACTATAAAGACATCTAAATTAATACTTAACAGGTTGGTGAATGAAGACAATAACGGAAGCGATAGCGGTCGCGTCAAATATACGATTGACGATGTTATAAAACGTTTAAAGGAGATTAAAAGGTATCGTAAGGAATTGAAGGAACTGCTTAAACTCCCGCTTATGAAGCAGAGAACCGAGGAATGGTTTGAAGCAAGGAAGACGAGGCTGACAGCAAGTGACCTATGTGATGCGATTAAGGGCGGTAATGTAGCCATTAGATTGGCGAAGAAAAAAGCAAATATTCTGGTTGATAACATTAATTACAATGCGATTCCTGCGTTAAAATGGGGGACGATGTTTGAGCCTATGGCGACACGATGCTATTCGCAAAAGATGAAGAATATTACGATTCACGACTTTGGTTTAATATGCGATGCCAATAATAGCCATTTTGGGGCATCACCAGACGGTATTAACGATTTGGGGATAATGCTAGAGATTAAATGTCCTTATTCCCGAAAGATAGTGGATGGCGTGATACCCGAGAAATACAAGATGCAAATCCAGGGACAGTTGGCTGTATGTAAGTTAAAAGAGTGCGATTATATTGAGTGTATCTTTAAAACGATAGAGAGCGAGGAGGAATATTTAGCACTAGAGAATGAAGGCACAGCGCAGCTAAAGCACGGGCACGGGCACGGTCTAAT